GCAAGGGCATTTAAACGAGGATACAACGTTGCGGCGAGAGTCCATGTGTATCTATTTGGAAACGCAATAGGCACTTAAGGAGGCCATTATGAGATTATTAATAGCGATACTAATTTTATTTACTGCGGTAGCAGTTTACACAGATGCGAATGCAGGCGAATGGCAAGACAAACCAATCGTTTGTGCTAACGAATCTGAAATAAAACAAGGGTTGGCAAATAGAGGAGAAATTAAACTATTTGAGTCAATCCAAATAACACCTGTACGTGATACAACTGGATTGTCAGAGATTCCGGTATATTTACCGCTGTCAATATACGTCAGTCCAAAAACAAAAACGTATACAATAATAGAGTACCATCCTGGTTATGATACTTACTGTATCATAAGTTATGGCACGGATTGGAACTTAATTGGAGAACAACTATGAAGGACTTGTTTAATAAAGTCAAAGATACGTTGACTGGGAAAAAGAAAGATCCCGGTGAACTTACACATAAGGAATTGATGGCTAAAGAAAAAGAACAAGCCACAAAAGAAGGAAAACCGTGGGTTGGAGTATTGAATACTCACGTTAATAAAGAAAACATAAGAAATGGATTCTTTGAACTAGATTGGAATAATGAGTTTATTGAACAATTATTAGATGCTGGTTACAAAGGAGAAACAAACGAAGAGATTGTTGACGGCTGGTTTAAAGACATAGCAAGAAACGTTCTTGCTGAAGAAGGTATGGACGAAGACAGACCCGCAGGATATATTAAAACAGACAATCTTGGAGATGGGAAAGCAGAGGTAAAATAATGACGTATCCAGAATTAATTTATTCGGACATTTGGTTTTATATCGATTATGCAATTATGATTGCAGGAGTATTTTTTCTATATAAAATTGCAAGAAATTTAAGAATGATACTAAAAGAAATGTGTCATATCGGAAAAAAGATTAAGTAATGAGTACTGATATATTAGGTTATAGTTCACATGATTGGCGTAAGAATACAGATGATGCTATTGTGGTTTCTTCTAATATAGGAATACAATTAGAAGTCAATAAAAGCAAAGTAATCTTTACTAATCCTAAAACACTTAAAACTGAAGAAGTAGATGTTTCAAGACTTGTTAGAGTGTTTGTGAATAATAGAGATGATCTAAAAAGGAGTGTGAAATGAGTTTAATTAGAATTAAAAGTTTTCATCCATTAACTGAGTTTAGTCCTAGTTGGAATATTCCTATTTGGTTGACACAATGGTCTGAACCAGAAAAGGTTGATGTGGTTAGAAAGACTGTAGAAGACGATGAAGAAAATATTCTAAAAGAGTTTGACTATGCTAATAGTGGTGGTACTGGATTAGGTCCGGACGATATTACTACACGATTCGGCAAATATAATGTATTCATAAGATACGAAAAGGTGCCTGAAGTAACAGGACTTTTGAAATTTTTACAATATAGTTACTTGCAGTATGTTACAACACAACAGATAGAACTTAAAGAACTTAAAATAGTTTCTTGGGCAAACATAATTAAGCAAGGACAACAAATGGAAAGTCATGCACACGGATCTCAACCTGACAGTTATCTAAGTGGTAACATACATTTAGATGAATATCAAAGCAAAACAACGTATCATTCTCCATATGATGTGTTAAGCAAGATATCGTTACCTAACCAAAAAGGAGGCAACACTTTATTTCCAAGTTATTGTCCGCATTATACAGATAAGCACGACGAAGCAAAGAAAAGAGTTAGTATAGCATACGATTTGAGATTAAAAGGTACGTTTGATGAAGATGAATTCAAGTGTGTTGATTTTATGAATCAAGCAATACTTGACGAAATTAACAAAAAACGAGCAGATGAATTAGCAAAACAAAAAAAAGAAGTTGACACAAAGTAATAAGGCAGTTATAATAAAGACATGAAGTACATACTCGTAGACACCGCAAACACATTCTTTCGTGCAAGACATATTATACGTGGCAATCTAAATGAAAAGATTGGCATGGCGTTGCACGTTACTTTCAATAGCATTAGAAAAGCATGGAAAGACTTTGATGCTGATCATGTTGTATTTTGTTTAGAAGGTAGGAGTTGGCGTAAAGATGTTTATGCTCCTTACAAAAGAAATAGAAGTGATGCACGAGCAATTCTTACTCCGGCACAACAAGAGGAAGAAGAAGTATTCTGGGAAACATTTGACGAGTTTAAAAACTTTGTTTCTGATAAAACAAATTGTACAGTATTGCAAAATGAAAATTTAGAAGCAGATGATTTAATTGCAGGTTGGGTACAAGCACACCCTAATGATGATCATGTTATTATTAGCACTGATGGTGACTTTGCACAACTTATCGCAAGTAATGTTACACAGTATAATGGTGTGAGTAATACAACTATTACACACGAAGGATACTTTGATGACAAAGGCAAGAAAGTTATTGATAAAAAGACAGGCAAAGAAAAAGCGGCTCCGAATCCACAATGGTTATTATTTGAAAAATGTATGAGAGGCGATACTAGTGATAATGTATTTTCTGCATATCCAGGCGTAAGAGTAAAAGGCACAAAGAACAAGGTTGGATTACAAGAAGCATTTGCAGACAAAGATAGCAAAGGTTACAGTTGGAATAACATGATGTTACAACGTTGGGTTGATCATGAAGGTGCAGAACATAGAGTACTTGATGACTATGCAAGAAATGTAACACTTTGTGACTTGACTGCACAACCACAAAATATTAGAAAAATTATAAATGATACAATAGAAGATGCTACTGAAACACCTAAAGAAGTAAGTCAAGTTGGCATTAAACTTATGAAGTTCTGTGCAAAACATGATATGGTTAAAATAAGCGAACAAGCACAAAGTTTCAGTGAACCACTAAATGCGAGGTATGTAATATGACAAAATTAAAAGCGAATCCAATTGTCAACGGCAAGTTTTGGATTATAGAGCAAGATGGTGAACGTGTAGGTACACTCACTAAAAATAACGATAAAACATTTATGTATTGTTGCGACACTGGTACAAGTTTCTTTGAAAATGAAAGACAACTTAATAACACATTTGATGATATCAATTGGGGTACTAGTCTAAGCGACAAAGACAAAGACACTAAAAAAGAAGTACATACATATCCAACAAGTGTAAAACCTTTTAATCAAATGTATGATGTAAAACGTAAACTACCTTTGTTTACCAAGAGTAAAAAAAGCAAAAGTTTATATTGTGCAGGTTATTATATTATTAGATTTGATAAAGGTTGGGTAAGAAGTTTTTGTCCTAAATTAGTTACTATTGAAAATTATGAATCTAAAGGCCCTGTTAGAACTGAAATAGTAATGAGACAGGAGTTAAGTAAGGCTAATGCAAACAAATAAACCTATTAATACAACGCCATTACAACTGTTTATAGAGCAAGTAAAAGGTGCTGATGTATCTAATCAACAAGAGATTAGAATGCCTTTACAACAGGCTAAACAATTAGCCTTTACAATAGGCGAAATAGAAGCACGTTTACACGGCACATTAGAACAGTTTGTAAGTAATACCGTAGGAAAAATAGAAGCAACACCAATTGACGTTTCTATGGACGGCGGTGGATTTAAAGAAGAATAACAATAATCCTCACATTATAGATAAATATATACGTAGTTAATTAATAGGATTACGTATATTATGAGTAGACCAAAACCAACGATTATATTAGAACACGTTAACAAGAAGAATTATAAGAGTGATCAGATTCTTCAAAGCGAAGCCATATGGGCAGTGTTCTATAAAGCGAAACCGTTTAACCTAAAGACCAGCAATGTAATTACAAACTATCCTGGTCCTAAATATAAAAAAGTATCTTTTAGTAATCCCGGCCATGCACACAATCTTGCAAAAAAACTTAACAGCCTTTTTGAAGTTAAAGACTTTGAAGTTTATAAATTAACTCAAGGAACAGTAGTAAAAGAGGAAAAATAAATGTACAAATATCGTTGTAAAATAGTTAAAGTTATAGACGGAGATACTGTAGACGTAGATATCGATTTAGGCTTTGGTGTATGGATGCACAAAGAAAGAGTCAGAGTACACGGAATAGATACTCCAGAATCTAGAACTAGAGATAAAGTAGAAAAGAAGTTTGGTCTTTATGCAAAGAAAATTGTACAAGGATTTTTACCTAAAGGATCTATGCAGACATTGGTTACAATGAAAGATGCAACAGGAAAATTTGGTAGGATATTAGGTAAGTTTGAAATCCAAGATGGTAAAACTAATACTACTATGATGATGGGTGATTGGATGATCAGAGAATCTGTTGCAGTAGCATATGAAGGCCAATCAAAAGATGATATCGAACAAGAGCACCTGGCGAACAGAAAGACACTGATCGAAGCAGGATTGGTAAAGTGAACTGGAAAGAAACATACACAAAAATTTTCCTTAAAGAAGCAGGCATTTCAATCAACAAACAGACCTTAGCAGAGTATATGCCCAAATGGTGGCAGAATACAAGGAACAAAGAAGAAGGTGGATTGAGACTTACTGATGATGGAATAGAGTTTATAAAGGGTAAACTTGACCTTACAACCTACGATATACCCTTTCCCCAGGATTTTGAAATGACTACTCAAGTCATTATATTTTTGGACAAGTTTATAGACTGTCCTTATTGGTTAGGCCGTGGAGGTATGATTGTTACTAAAGAGAAAAAAGCATTAGAATTAAGTCTTTTTAGTGGCGATGTACGTAAATATGGATTAACCAAAGCACTAAAACGAGCAGACGAACACTAAAAACGTTGATTTTACTAGACATTTTTTTTGAAAAAAAATGCATTTTCTGGTTGACCTTTTGATAAAGAGGTGCTATTATATAAACATAATAAGGCACTGAATATGACACAGAAAAAAAGGAGTACAAAAATGGAAAATCTAGCAGTCCGTCAAGTAAGTCCTAACAATGCTAAGAAGAGCATTTTAAGGGCATTCAAAAAACAAAGACCGATCTTTATATGGGGACCTCCAGGTATTGGTAAATCGGATATTGTTTCGCAAATAACAGAAACGTTTGATAATTCACACTTAATTGATATTAGGTTAAGTTTGTGGGAACCTACAGATATTAAAGGCATACCGTATTATGCTTCTAATGATAACACAATGAAGTGGGCACCTCCGGTTGAATTACCAGATGAGAAGATGGCTAAGAAATACAAGACTATTGTATTGTTCTTAGACGAAATGAATTCAGCCGCTCCGGCAGTACAGGCCGCGGCTTATCAACTTATTCTTAATAGAAGGGTTGGTACTTATAAACTACCTGACAACGTTTTGATTGTTGCCGCTGGTAACAGAGAAGCAGACAAAGGTGTTGTATATAGAATGCCTGCTCCGTTGGCTAACAGATTTGTTCACTTAGAACTTAAAGTGGATTTTGATGATTGGTTTCAGTGGGCAGTTGCAAATGATGTACACCAAGACGTTGTAGGTTATTTGACTTTTGCAAAGAAAGACTTGTATGACTTTGATCCTAAGAGTCCAAGTAGATCTTTTGCAACACCTCGTTCTTGGTCATTTGTATCCGAATTGCTTGAGGATGACGATGACGAGAATACCACTACCGATTTGGTAAGTGGTGCAGTTGGCGAAGGCTTGGCTGTGAAGTTCATGGCGCACCGTAAGGTTGCTTCGAAACTCCCTAACCCAACAGACATTTTGGCTGGTAAGGTTAAGGATTTAGAGACTAAAGAAATCAGTGCCATGTATTCCTTAACAGTCTCTTTATGTTATGAACTTAAAGAAGCCTGTGATAAAAAAGATAAGAAGTTTGATACTAAGGTAAACAACTTCTTGAGATTTGCAATGGATAACTTTGAAACTGAATTGGTTGTCATGGGTATCAAACTTGCACTTACTCAATATCAATTACCGATTGATCCAGATGAAGTCGAATGTTTCGATGAATTCCACGAAAAATTTGGTAAGTATATCTCGGCGGCACAATCAGCCTAACCAATTTAGGGGGAGGATTTTGGTTCTCCCCCTTATCTTTTTGGTTGACATTTTCCGTTAAATATAGTATTATATAAGAACAATAAGGAATAGGCACAACATGACAGTACAAACATTAGAAAAAGTAGAAACTCCAGACATAGAAATTACTGACGAATTACGTAAAGAAGTATTTGATAAGATTGTAGTAGCAAGAGTAGGATTGCTTTTAAGACATCCTTTCTTTGGTAATATGGCTACAAGACTTATTATTAAAGAAGCAACAGATTGGTGTCCTACTGCGGCCACTGATGGTAGACACTTGTTTTATAGTGTTCCTTTCTTTGCTAAAATGACTAACAAAGAAGTTGAGTTTGTTATTGCACACGAAATATTACATTGTGTATATGATCATATGACACGTAGAGAAGATAGAGATCCACAGATACATAATATCGCGGCAGACTATATTGTAAACAATACACTTGTTAGAGATGGCATTGGTGAAAAACCTAAAGACATTCCAATTTTCCAAGACTTTAAATACGAAGGTTGGACATCTGAATCTGTATATGATGAAATTTATAAAAAGTATGATGAAGAAGAATTAAAGCAATTAGGTAAATTACTTGATGAGCATATTGACTGGGACAAAGATAGCGAAGGCAATTCTCCTGCTCCTAGTAAAAATGGTAAGAAGCAAGGTGGTAAGCCTGCTTATTCGAAAGAAGAATTACAAAAGATACGTGACGAAATAAAAGAGAATATGTTAGGTGCCGCACAGGCGGCTGGTGCAGGAAACTTACCTGCAGAAATCGAACGTATGATTAAAGAACTTACAGAACCTAAGATGAACTGGAGAGAAATTCTTAGACAACAAATACAATCAACTATTAAAAATGATTTTACTTTCCAACGTCCTTCACGTAAGGCTTGGCACACTGGTGCTATACTTCCTGGTATGAATTATGATCAGACAATTGATATTGCTATTGCAATAGATATGAGTGGTTCAATTGGGAATGAGCAAGGTGCAGACTTTTTAGGAGAGATACAAGGTATAATGCAAGAGTATCAAGACTACAATATTAAAATATGGTGCTTTGATACTAAGGTATATAATGAAGCAGACTTTACTGCCGACAATGGTACTGAACTTGCTGACTATAAACTTATGGGCGGTGGCGGAACAGACTTTATGTGTAATTGGGATTACATGAAAGAGCAAGGTATTGAGCCAAAACGTTTCATTATGTTTACTGATGGTATGCCTTGGGATAGTTGGGGTGATCCAGATTACTGTGATACAGTATTTGTTATTCATTCACACTATGATAAAAACACTGAATCACCATTCGGGGTATCAGTACATTATGAAGACTAACCCATTAAATTATTTTGGTATTAGAAAACTAGATGTACCTACTAGTAATTTAGAGTGCATTGAAATTCCAATGTCTTATAATTTGGAACAAGCCATAGATAAATGGGTAAACCAAAATTGTAAGAATAGGTATTTTATTGGTAGAACGTTTATCAAGAATGAACGTGAAAACAAACCAAATTATAATATCAAAATCGGATTTGAGGACCCAAAAGAACTTTCGTATTTCGTTTTGGCGTGTCCTCATTTAAAATACAAATAAGTAAAACTGTATATACAAACTAAGGAGAATGTCATATGACGACAGAAACTAAAAAACCAGAGACGGCAGAAGCACCGAAAACGGATGCACCTGCTCCAGGAACTGGCGGAGCAGTTGACTTAACTGTTCAAGATCTAAATACAATTAGATCGATTATTGATGTTGCTTCTCAACGTGGTGCCTTCAAAGCAAATGAAATGCAGGCGGTCGGGACAACTTACAATAAGTTAGAACAATTCTTAAATTCAGTTGCAAAGGTACAAGAAGAAGCACAAAAAAATAGTGCTCCGGCAACAGGTCAAGCACCTGCATCTACAAAAGATGCGGCAGAGGCATTGACTGGAACGCCAACAGGAGGACAATAATGGCTGAAATGAAACACGTAGGAAGATACATACAAAATCAACGAAAGGTTGCAGTTGCATACAGAACAGTACCACAAGATAGTGGTTATTGTTTAGTTGTTGATACTGCATCTTTATCAGATGAGAACCACGATTCACTAATGAAGTTAGTCGAATCATCTGCAGGACAATCATGCTACGAACTAGCAGAAGCAATGGGAAGAACAACATTAGGCGACGGCCGTACAATGTTAGCGGCTTTCCACGCCGAAGGTAAGTTGCAGAGAGTCCCAACAGTGGATATCGAAATGACACCAACATCTACACAGGTGATTAAGTTAAATGAACTTAATAAGATCATTGCTGATCAAAAAGGTGTTAGTATTGATGAAATACACTTAGGTGCACCTGCTGGCGGAAGTCCAATAGCAGAAGAAGTAGCGACAGCACAAGAGGTAAAACCTAAAACTGCTCCGGCAGTACAGGCAGAGGCTCAAACGGCTACTAATACACCTGATGCTTTAAGTGACGAGGACTTGGCTAAAAACCTAAGATCTCAAGCCGATGCTATGTTCAAGGAGGCTCAAAACTTACGTAAACAAGCGGAAGAACTAGTGCCTACTAAGAAGACAGCCAAGGCCAAAGCAAGTGCCTAAGCCGGTATTTTTACCAAACGATATCGTAAAACATTGGCCCGAGGTATTCAAGGGAATAAAGGTGAAAGCCATTCCGTTAGAATACCTCGACGCTTTTCACGTTACATTTTCAGATGGCAAAAAGTGGATAGTTGAGTGTAAAATGCCCGACCGTCCTGTTAATTATGAACGTGAAATAAGGGCACTATTTGACCAATATGGACCTGTTATAAAACACGTAGAATTCAAGGTAGATAGTGCAAGAGTTAAAAATTACATACAAAAAGAGACTAGAAAGTTCTTAAAACGTAAAAGAAAGCCTAAATCGTAAATAATAAAACATTTGCTATTGGCATAAATACTAATAAGAACTTAGGAGTTGCATTAAATGGCTTTAAGAATTAGAAGAGGAACAGAAGCGGAACGCCAGTTATTAACTGGTCAAGATCCAGCAATCGGCGAACCAATATTCGTTACAGACACGAATAAACTGTATATAGGTAAATCAGGTACTACAGGCGGGCAAATTATAAACCCCGATCAAGCACTTAATGACCTATCTAACGTAAACTGTCCTACTCCTACTAACGGCCAAGCATTAGTTTTCAATACTGCTACAAACAAATGGATTAACGGTTCAGTACAAACTATTAATTCAATAGGTGATATTGCTGACGTTGATATTACTACTGCGGCACCTACTACAAACCAAGTTTTAAAATGGAATGGTACAAAGTTTATTCCAGCAAATGATGTTGATACACAAATTGCTTTAGCAAGTGCTTCAATTGATGACTTAGGAGATGTAAGTACATCAGGATCAGACGCACCAACTAATGGACAAGTTTTGACTTGGAATGCAAGTGCATCACAGTTTAAACCTTCTAACCCAACATTTAACCAAACAGGATCTTTTGACGGTACATTTGAAGGTACTATGAAAGGTACACTTGTTGGTGATGACTCAACAATATTAGTTGACGGTATCACTAATACTATTAAATTAGACAACGGACAAGTTTTCTTTGATGGCATACAAATTAAATTACTAGCAGGAAACAACAATTTAAAGTTTGGTGAAATAACAGATTCAGTTGGTCCAACATTACAAATATACAACACAGATAAATCACAGCCTGTCGAAATTGCGGCAGTAGGTGGAACAGGTGCTGACTTTAGTAAGTTTACTTTTAATGTTAAAGATAACTCATTACAAACACCAGTACAATTTTCAGCAGGTGATTCATTGGCAGGTATTGCCTGGAATGGTTGGGACACTAACAATTCTAAATATGTACCTTCAGCACTGATGTACACAAAAGTTTCAACTAGTGCAGGATCTATTGCGGCTGATACTGTAAAAGGTACACTTGTATTTGCAACCAATGATGGTACATCAACACCAAGTTTAAAATACATGGAGTTTACTTCCGATGGTAGACTTTCAATTAATTCGCAGACTGCGAATGCAACTTTAGATGTAAATGGTAATGCAAAGATTGGTACAGAACTTTTATTAGGTTCTATGACAACTACACAAAGAAATGCACTTACGGCACAAAATGGTATGATCATTTACAATACCACAGACAACAAGTTCCAAGGCTACGAAAACGGTGCTTGGTCAAACTTAATCTAATCCAAACGTAAACCAATTAAATACAAACATGAGCACTATCACTCTCTATACTTCTGGAAGCACAGACAAACCAAAAACGGTTACCCATTCATGGACATATCTGCAGGAATGTGCAAGATGGAGTGCCAAAGAAATTGGTTTAACAGAGCAGGATAGGGTGCTTGATGTATTTCCTGCGAACACTATTGCCCACTGGACAATCACCGCCTTTCCTGCGTTTTTAAGCGGCGCACAGTACGTTTCTAGTCTGTTTGGTACATATACCTACCCTGAACTATTTAACCGCGTTAAACCGACGTATATCGCGTTAATACCACGTCATTTAGAACTGTTGATTAACACAAAAGGCTTTATGAATTTGGATATGAGTTGTGTAAAATATATGGTTACAGGCAGTTCCAAAATAGAACAAAGTTTCATAGATGCGTTTAAAGAAAGAGGCGTTCAAAAAATTGCAAATTGGTATGGTATGACCGAAGCACCTCCTCCTGTAATGATTGGTTATGATTCACCTACTTTTGATTTAGGTACAATAGATCAAAATAGATGGCACGTGATGTTTAGACCAATAGGAGAACATATTCGTTTGGCAGAGTGTATGATAAATGGAAGAGCAACGGGAGATATCTTTGATATGGATACTATGCAATTTCATTCACGTTTGGATAATGTAGATGGTAAAACTTGGAAAAATAACTTTTAGAGAACTACTAGATAGCGACTTGGATAAGTTACAAGTTTTTTGTGACCAGTGTAAAAATTTAGGCTACAATAATAATGTTTCATTTGATTCTATAAAACTTAATAAAATGAAGATGCCTTACGGCAAGTATTTTATAGGTATAGATGAAAGCAAAGACAAAATTTTTAATTTAGCAGGAGTACATCATTTACCAGAAGTGTCTAATAATGCGTGGCGGTGTTTGTTTAGAGGCGCACAATTACCTGGGTATAATTTAAGTAAAGGACTTACAAAAAATATATTTTTGACTGGTTATCAATTAAGTTATATATTACCTCTACAAATTAATTTTATTAGAAAACAATATCCTGATTCTGTTTTTTATATGAGCAGTAATACACCTAAAGACACAAAAGACGCAAGTGGCAAAAGTATGCGTATGGATAAACTTATGCATAACACACTATATAAAGAAGGTGTTTTGAGTCTGTGGCAAGAAAACTTTGAATTATTTTATACTTCTCAAACTATTTGGGAAATAGATGAAAGTAAATATTGGCAGTATAGAAACAGATTTTTACCTAGCGATATAATCTAAAGCATCTTTTACACTATAATTATTTCTTAAAAGATGTTTGTAATTTTCAATTAATAATTTTGTGTAATGTAAATAATTTTCCATTTGCTCATCAGTAATATCCTTAAGAGGATTAATGTAAGGCTTATCAAATCCTAGTAGTAATGATGTCCAGTTCCACTGATTAAGTAATGTTTCGCCTTTACTCAACCATTTAGAACTCGCAAGTACATCTATATAATCACATAACTCTTGTAATGCAGTTGGATCATTTGCTACTTCTCTCCAATATGAAGTATCGTTTCTTTCACTTAACCTATAATGCATATGGACAAAACGTTTTGTATGATCAACAAATTTACGCATAACCTTATCGTGTGCTTTAATTAAATTTTTACTATCCTTTTTATATAAGTCTACAAATGCTTTTACTGTAACACAGGTGACCATAATGCTAGTTGCTTCTAATGGTTCTATAAAACTTTGTGCAAGTCCATTACTTACGACATTGTGTTTACTTACATTTTCTAACATACCTGCATCAAATTCTACACTTTTAAATAATTTAAATTCATGTCCCTTTTGTTTCCAAAAATCTGTAATTGTTTGTAAAGCATCATCGTACTTTTGATGTTTACTGCTATACACATAACCAGAACCTATTTGGCCAATTGTAGGAATTTCCCATATCCAACCATAGGGTTGGGCATGAGCAGATGTAACAGGATTACATGATTGCGTTTTTATAGTACCCCATATTGCTCTATCATTGATAAGTTCGTCATAGTGTTTCCAACTACTCATTGTGCCTATCAATAACCTTTTGAATCCTGTACAATCAAAGAATATGTCTGCTTCTATCTTTTGTCCTGTGGATAACTCTATGGCACTTATGTTTTGATTGTCTGTATGTATTTTGTTTACTGTACCTACTATCTCTGTAAACTTATCTTTTGCAGTATGTTTTCTTAAACTTTCTCCAAATTGAAATGCATTTATATGATAACTGTATCCAGGATATTCACTAATATTTGTTTTAAAATTTTTATCTTTTGGACTTAAATTGTTTGCAAGTAGGTGTTCTTGCGGTCCATGTGATTCGTTAAAATATTTGCTATCTTTAGTATTGCCATATTTTTTTAAATAATAATCTACACTTGTAAGTTCTTTTTTATATAACTCTTTTCCATTTTCAGTAATAGGCCTATTAAAACTTTGATGAGGAATCATATCATCAAAACTATGCAACCATCTACTACCAGGCTTTACCCAATCATGAAATTCTACACCGTACTTAAATGTTGCCTTGGCATCTTTCATCCATTCCTTTTCATTTACACCAACAGTATCAGCAACGTGTTTAATTGTTGGAGTAGTGCTTTCTCCTACTCCAATAGGGTCTACTTCGTCACTATGAACGATTGTAATATCTGCATCTATAGTAGCAACGAGATAACTTAAAGTTATCCAACCTGCACTTCCTCCACCTACTACACAAATTTTCATGAATCTATCCTTACGAATCCTTTTACATCTTCAAGTTCAGGTGTCAACACTTTACAGTCTACCAAATATATTGTAGACACATTTTTAAATTTTAAGACTGTAATTTTTGCATCAGCCACTAAAATTTTTACAATTCGGTCAGCAGTATCTATATAACTATTTTCATCTGTTTCAGCATTTAATAATTGTATGTGAAAATTGTTTGCATCTATAAAAACTCTTTCACTAGCAATATTAATAGTTCCAATATTTCCGTGTAATCTATATAAGTTTGGTCTTGTCAAAGTTACAGTATCTACGTCCTTAGGTATGTCAACTGTACATCTATTATTAGGATTAGATTTATACGCCTCCCAAGTTTGTACTCCGTTCTCTAGATATCTAGCAAGTACCTTACCAGGTCCTGGTGTGTCTGCTCTTAATAAATGTCCTCGCGGAGTTTCTTTATGGTGTTCTTCCACCATGTTCTTTATCATACTGTACCCTGTAAGTTTAAACAATCAAACATCTTATCAGATTGTATCCTAGCAAGTATATGTGCTCGTTCTGTTGTTCCTTCATTTAAAGTTCCGTGATGTATATGTGTGTTAATAATGTATGCCTTACCTGCCTCCATAGGATACTTTCTTTCATGGTTTGGACCAAAACAAAATACGTTTTTATCATTCGTCTTTAAAACAATATGAATCTTTTTAACTTGGCTGTCAATGTGTGGTTTTATTTCTGCACCTGGTCCGTGTATTGTAATCACAGGCTGACCCATTTCTATATCACCTAAAAAATTTGTAAGGTCCTTCATATACCCAAAGTTATATCTTTCTAGCAAAGTTGCTTTATCTTCAAACTCAGGATCTAGCACTTCTGGGAATACTTCTTTGTTTACCTGGTTAGGTGGCGGTATTGGAATATCCCTATCTATTGGCCAACCTATTGTGTAACCTCCAATAGGACCACAATAATATCCACAGTAGTTACCTTCCATATATTGCTTACTAATTTCAATATCTAATAAATCTGGAAAGTCTGTAAAGTTAAAGTAAGTTTCTTTTCTAAATTTTTTCTCAACTTCATTAAAATATTCTATTGCTTTAGCAGGATCTAGTTGCCAATTTAATTCAATTATGTCCCAATCCTTGCTAGTGTGTAATCCATTTATATCTATGTCTTTTGCATTATAATCTTTAATCATCTTCATTATATTTCTCCATCTGCCATATCTAAAACATCATGTTCTTTATCATGTGGAATTTTAAAGAATAAATGAATTCTATTTGTATCGCCATTGTTTTTAGTTCCGTGTTTTACACTTGTATTGACAAGATACATTTTTCCTTCATCAGGTAAAATATATTCTCTAGCAGGTTCAAATATAAAAAGACTTTTGTTATTACTATAGATAGGAACGTGTATTTTGTAAAAGGCATCTGAATCATTATGTAAATTTATTTTTGTACCCGGTGGATGTACTGCTATACTAAATTGATGTGCAAAAGGAAACTGGTCTTTTATTTCGTTTATGTATCCAAACATTGCCGCAGTATCTCTATATTCGTGTTTTTCCTCTTTTGTTATGTTATAAGGTGGACAAGGTTTTTCTAAGTCTTCTAAATTACTTTGTAATGCCCAACCATATACACCTTTAAGAATGTGTCCGCCAACACCTTCATCTACATTGCTATCTTCTGCAGACCACTTAAGATGTGAATAAGATTTTTCTAATTCTTTATACCAATCACGTAACTTATTCATATTGACTTTTTTCTTTAAAACTTTTAAATCATTGTTCATTGTAATAACAATCCTATCTCATCTACCCACACTTTACCATAAAGGTGTATCCTATCAGTGTTTCCTTTATTCTCTACACTATGTGGAATACTTGTATTAACAAGATAAGCATATCCTGGTTCCATGTGTATTTGTTCTCCATCTAATGTCCAATTACTGTCTTTGTTAGTATGTATTGGTATGTGTATTCTAATTTTATCTGTGCTATCTGTATGAGTAATAAGTTTTGTACCAGGAGTATGTATAGTGACCATCCAACGTTTACTTCTTACAGGTAAATTATCAACAAGTTCTCTTCCATATCCATAAAAGTTTTTCCTTGGATACAATTCATCTAGATCCTCGTCTTTATATTCATCTTTTGCAATTACTGTTTCAGGAGGTAATGGTCCTTCTTTATCACCATTGAAACAAAGTACATACCAAGCAGTGTCATCTTTAAAAATATGTCCTGTCTTGCCAGTTGGATCTCCAACTTCCATTTTCCACATATCTTTATTTTTACCGTATATGAACTTCCAATCATTCCAGTTTTCTTCTAGATCTTTATACCAAGATTGTATTTTATCAACATCGACTGCAAATAATCTCTTTACTTTCCAGTCGAGATCTAAAGGCTTGTATGTTCTAATATAAGGTTTGAAACCTGGGATGTGTTGTCCTTCGTCCATGTTTTACTCTTTCGTTTAAGTCTACTCCTACGTAATCATGCCCATACAATATTAAATTATCCGGAATCAATGATTCAAATTTATTAAACTTTTCTTCTAATACTTCGGGTGTTATGTTCCAGTGTAGCATTTCACTGGACCAAATGTTCGTGGTCCATAATACCCTAGTACCGTGTATTGTATTTATTTTATCAAATAGTTGCTCTGGATTATTAACGATATCTATAACATAAAATTCGTGTTTAAGTTTTCTATACCTATCCCATAAACTTTGAAATCTAAAACTTCCGCCAAACTCTTTTAGTTCTTGTTCCCAGAATTGTTTATAGTTGCCACGATATGTACTGCTAAAATTATAAGTTAAGTCATGCTCTAAGAGCCATTTATCCAAATCATAACCGTCCCAAGTTTCTAATAAATGCTTTTTATAATTAATACTCGCTTCGCACCAATCAAAGTAATGTACAGTTGTACCCTCATGAAATCCGTTTGCATTTAGTATTGCCAAAGGTTTGAATCCAGCCGCCGCAGTAAAGAAATGATCTATGTGTCTACCTTCTGTACGTACTCCTTCTCCCGAAAGTGTCTCTGTATTAAAAGCATACACTCTATCTTTTTCTATTTCTTCTTGATAACCTAGTTTTCTAATCCATGCCTTTTGACTTTGATTCAATCCTTCAACGCTGTCCTTTTCGAGCCACGCTGTTGCCATTTTATCTGATTGATTGTAAGGATATAAAAATACTTTGCAATCTCGCATATCGTTATCTAAATTATCTATTTTTATATTATTACGCATAGCAATATCAATCCAATTACTTCCATCTGCTGTTATATTATATTCTTGCTGTCCTTCGATCGGTTTAATCCATGCTGGAGTATATTCACTATGAACAGTATCTTCGCTGTACTCAAAATTGGACAGCAAAGGTTTTCTTGCATCATATACACCTATTTCATCAAAGTCTGGTTGTCCTAATTCTACCCATCTGTTTAAATTTACAAACAAATATTGTCTATGTAATCCTGGATAAGATCCTGATGTAAGATAATGTTGTTTCTTTTTATCCATTATATGACCAACAACAAAGAAGTCTTCATTGTCTTCTGCATACTTAAGACTCTGTGTAATTAGACTTGGACCTCTAAATAAAAGCAATCCTTGACAAGCAATCATACAGTATTCCTTGCCTTCTATTATAGAAAGTTCTAAAATTTCTTTTATAGTTTTATGAAACCCTACATACGAACACATACCCATTTTAATCATTCTATTAATATAAAAGTATGTCATATCAAATGAACGTTTTTGTAAAAACTTATTAGGAATATCTCTTGAGATATCTAATATGCCAATACCTACTTTATTGTCCACATTAATATTTTCATAATACCTATCTACTGTGATACTATTCCAGTCTTTCATATTAACCTTTATTTGTAAAGTAACTTTGTCTTAACACGTAAAAGAAATCTCTTATACGTCTGCCTAATTCATAATGTATTATCATATGAATGCGTGGTTCGTTACTATCATTATATACTGCGTGTACGTTTGAAATATCCATTAAGAATGCACTACCTTTGTCTTCAAAAGGCACTACTCCATGATCCTTAAACACAAACTTACAACCTTGAGGATTGTTTAGACTTATATTGCAAACACTTAATCTCTTTTCTTTGTCTTCACGATCTTGATGTGGTTCAATGTATCCGCCGGGTTCTAATAACATAAAACGCACACGATTTAAAAATTCTGCTGGCCAAACATTAGTCAGAAACTTTTTTGTTTCAGGACATTGTTCTGCTACCCAAGTCCAGTCTAATTGTTTAACAACATCTTTGCGATCGCCATATTGATCCAAACTTTGTGTATCATCATTAAGACCGTGCAAGGTAAGACTCTTCCAACCCTTGCCATAATCCATTCTGTGGTCTTTAAAATGTTCTAATAATGATTCTGCTTCTAGATGCATTTTATCCCACGGTTGGGTATCTAATGCACTTAACTTAAAGCAAGGCCAACCACTTTCCAGCACCACCCATTTAGGATCAAACTGCTCTGGATACTGTATTTTTATTGGTTTTTCGTGTTGTTCAAAAAATTGTTTTAATGCTTTCATGTTCGCTTTTTTCGTCTTTGTAACTGTTAAATATACTTATGCCGTATTATGAAGGTGTGGGTTTACTATGAATTGGGATATAATTAATGCTTAAGATCGCTATCACAGGACACACTAGTGGAATAGGTAAACATCTATTTGAAAAGGTAGGTTACAAAGGTTACAGTTTAAGCACAGGATTTGATCTTACTACTGATGATGCTATTGAAAGAATGATCACAGATGCATCTGATGTAGACATTTTAATCAACAATGCAGAGAACGGAGAAAACATTAAATTAAAAGTAATGCAACACGTCTGGGACAAATGGAGATGGGAAGATAAGATCCTTATTAATATGGGATCGTACAAAACAATGCAGGCAGAACTTATGCCTGAGATTAAAGAATCTGAAGGATACAAACAAACAATAGAACAACAAAACTTTTGGAACGAAATAGCACCTTTAGAAAGCAAACTTGCAGTAGGTTTGATTGAACTAGGACCAATTGGTACACAAAGAACTTTTGATAAAGGAATGAAAAATTATACAAGTATAGATGATGTATGCAAGTCTATCTTAGACATGGCTGATATATTAACACGTAATCAACGAATGGTTACACAAATACTTTGTAAAGGCTTATACAAATAATATGAGATGTAAATATTTAGATCACCAGATTAATGTCCGCACTGACGGACAATACAGACTTTGTTGTATGAGTCTTGAACCAGAAAATGATTATAATATTAAAAAACATACTCCACAAGAATGGCACGACAGTGAGTTTCATAAAAAGACTCGAGAACAAATGGAACGCAATGAATGGCCTGATGCTTGTACTAGATGTGAACAAATGGAAAAGCAAGGCTTAACTAGTCAAAGATTAAAACTTAAAGCATATGGTCCTGGGTTGTCTCATTTAGATTTAAGATTAGGAAATAGTTGTAATTTAAAATGTATTAGTTGTTGGCATATGAGCAGTAGCAGTATTGCTGAAGAGGCCATTGCTATGCAAAAAGCAGGAGTCACACCATTACATGGAATCCTAGATGTACCTAACTTCAATTGGAGTAGTGAGGAAACATTTGATAAACTTTTAGAACTACCCGTACAGGAAGTTTATTTTACTGGTGGTGAACCTATGATGGTAAAACATTTACCTGCTTTCTTAGAAAGATTAGATCCAGACACACAGATAAGATTCAATACAAACTGTACAATATGGAATCCTAAACTCGAAAAACTTTTACGTAAGTTTAGAATGGTAATAATGAGTTTAAGTTTAGATGCAACAGATAGCCGCATTGATTATATTAGGAATGGTAGTAAATGGAAAGAAGTAATAGAACCTAACTTACACAGATATGGTTCCTTTGCAAAAGTAGACATTGCTCCAACAGTGAGTATTTTAAATGCTTGGTTCTATGACGACATAAAAGAATACGCAGATAAGCACGGATATAAATTATTTGAAAACCTGCTTATGTTACCAGAATGGTTACACGTTAAGAACGCACCAGATAAATTAAAGAAACAATTTCAAGGAGTAGACCAATGGTCATCACAAGAAGCCGATCCTAAAAAGATAGAAGAATTCAAAAGAAACATCACAAAATTAGACAACTGGAGAAAGATGTATATAAAAGATTATTTAGGACCAGTTGCAGAAGCATACGGATTGTAATTGAAAGTCATGAAGTTAATAAAAGAAAACAAACAAAAAAGAAGGCAGGTATGGGAGTATGATGATTACTTTCGTAAGCAGTGGTTGTTTAATGATGAACGTTGGTTAAAAAACCACTATGAAATACTACAGAACATTGCACCCGATAAATATCTCAAAGGTTGGGGCACTAGTAATAACACGATGTGGATAGACACAAACAAGATAGAAGGTGAATTAGCAAGTGGGTTTGACCATACTCCAGACTTTGTAAAAAAAATTGAGAACTTCTGCTTAGATCATTATTACACAAAAACAAAACCATATGCACATGGTGATTGGGTTTTAAGTAATATGATTATTAAAGATGATGAAATAATTTTGATTGATTGGGATAACTGTGGCATATATCCTGAACCACAAATATTACATAAGATGCAATTAGATCTAAAGTCTGCGTTTGGAGATAAGATATGACCCCACAAGCATTTAGTTACCCAACTGTAAGTAATAACGGCAAAATATATATACCGCCGTATGGACTTAATGAAATCGTTGACTATATGTTAAAGTTTGATCCTGTGGATAACTCTTTTAAAAAAATTAAATTAGAAGTAAATGCTTTACCAGAAAAATGGCAATGTGGCATTGCATATAGAAATAAAGTCTATTTTTTGCCATATAACGAAGATAATATTTTAGTTGTAAATACAGACGATGATAGCATAGAATACGTAAATGTAAACCATCCTGGCAAAGGAAAATATATCCAAGCACACATACATGGCGATAAATTAATTGCTTTACCTTACGGGGAACATGATCCTTATGATTATGTGTTAACATTTTATTTTAGAAATAACCTAGCAACATTTCATAAAATTAAGTTACCAAAGAACGATAGTAAGAAATGGCATACTACACAAATGGTAGATGGAATAATTTATGGGTTACCTAGAGGCGAAAATTGGGAAGACACTTTTAATTATAGAATAAGTTATGACTGCAATAGTGGTGAGTATGAGATAGCAGACATGAGTCCTATATGGTTGGACTACAACAAACAACCTATGAATAATAAAAAATATACAACAATGGCAAAGGTTGGTAATAGATTATATGCACCACCTTACAGTGAAAATCCAGAGTTTGATATCTTAAGTAAATTTGTAAACGGTGATTGGTATAGTGAACGTACAGGAATAAAAGGCACTAGCAGAAAGTATTTCAGTCATACGGTTGCTAGTAATGGAAAAGTATTTTTTCCACCCGCAGGACATGATGAAGACTGGAGCGAAATGTTAGTTGTAGATAGTATTAAAGATAATGGCAATGACAAGTATTGGCACACTATTGACTTAAACATTGGTAAAGAAAGTAAAAAGTATTTTGCAGGTGTCGAAAACAGTCAAGGCAAAATATATTACATACCACGTGGTGGTTGTGTTTGTGAGCCAGAAGATACTTGGAAGAGCCAGGGTGATCTTAATAGTATTTTAGTGATTGACATCTACACAGAAAAGTTTTATACTATAGATATAAGTGACCATTTCAAAGAGTTTACAACAATAGAAAAATATAATAAGTGTGTGCTAATTGATGATGTTATATATGCATTTCCTTATGGTGAATCAAAAGACTTTCATCAGTTATTAATATTTGACACTTTAGCAGACAAAGTTTTAGAAACAATAGATTTAAGAAATGTATAAAGCATTTGAAGATTATTACAAAGACGAAAGCATTAAGCATTTAATTTTACACGATTGGAATGGAACTTTAGTAAGTCCTCCATTCGCTACTGAAAAATGTAGAGATTATTCTAATTTAATGTTTCTAGAAAAAGGCCAGATGCATTATATAAAACTTGACCTACCTGAAGCAACAAGCAAGACTAATGCACTTGCAAATATAGGAAATAGTTTATGGTTTGTTCCTTATGCGATCTATGATAAATTTAATCAGGTTGTAGAAGTAACCAAAGGTGGTGTAAATTATTTTCCGGTTGACATTTCAGGCAAAGGACAGTATTATAGTATAGCATCAAATGGAGACTCTGCATTCAGTTTTCCTCTTGGATATACTGATGAGAGTTTTGGTCTCTACATTCGAGACGGTCAGGTAATAAAAGTAGATCTTGCACAGCGGGGCCTTAAGTTGCATATGGGGACTGTTTGGTGTAATGACCGTTATTTTAGTATGCCACGCGGAGACGAGCCAGGCTACAATTACCTATTAAGTTTTAATGGCAAAGATGTAGAGAAGTATGAAGTTCCTTATATCAACAAGAACATTACACGTAAGTTTACTGACTGTATAGTTGTAGGCAAAAAGTTGTTTGCGTTACCGTTTGGAGAAACTGCAGGCGTAAACTGTGTTGTAGAGTTTGATACAGAGACTAACACGTTTGCTACACATAACCTACAAGGCATAGACTTTGCAAAGAAATACAATGCAGGAGTTCTACTAGGAAAAACCATCATTGCACTACCTTACGGAGATGAACACGTTAATGATAGTAATTTAGGCCTTAAATTTGACACCATTACAGGCCAGTCAGATCAGTTCAAAATTAATCAAAGTTTCGGCGGAAAGTACAGATTTAGGTGTGGAATTAAATATTATGACGAAGCATACTTCTTTCCTTCTGGTACACCTGCTTGTCCTATACTAGTAATTAACAAGTACGGACAAATTACAAACGAATTGCACGAAAGAAATGTACTTTTCGGAAGACCGATAGTCTTTAATGATTTTATCCATGTTATAAAAGTCGACTTGACAACCAAGTCACACAAACTTTGCATTTACGATCGTAATTTACAAATAGTTAATGAACAAATTATTTAATTAATTCTTTTCTAAGATATATGTCAGTCAGACAACCGCATAGTTCTTTATTACAGATAACCGTTTTTTGAGGTAAAATAAAATCTTCTAGTGTACCAATTAGTCCACCTTGCAAACATTCTGCTCTAAAAATTCTACCCCATTCAATATAAATCATATCTAGTCCTGCCCAACATTTCCAACCCTTATGCTTGTTTAATCCTTCAACGATTAATTCATTTGCATCTATTTTTCTTTCGTCATAGAATATTTCACCTCTATGTAAATGACTATCATCTAGTTTCCTAAAGTAAGGCCATTTGTTTATAATTTCTTTTTGCTCTTTGGTGTAGACACTGACTTCATTTGTAATATAGTCACCACTTGTCTTATCTAAAATTAGTTTAGGCCATACTGCTAATCTATCTGTATTGTCATATAATGTAGCGGCAACCTTTTCTGCTTCTTTAAATCCTTTAGTATCATTAGGCATCATTAAATTCACAGCAATTTGCATTTTTGTATTGTTTGCTATGTCTATAAACTTTTGCACGTCTGCATAAGCATGGTGGTAACTAATAATCATGCCATCTGTGTAAGGATCTATCTTTTTATAGTAGTCTACACTTTGACTTCCGTTGGTAATAAAACTAAATGTGTGGCCTTGTTCTTTAATAAGTTTTGCCATGTCAATAAAACGTTTCCAGAAAGTAGGTTCACCACCTGTAATTCTGTAACAAATTTCTTTGTCTTTAATTTTTAAACTTTTTATAAAGTTTTCTACGATGTCCCATTTAGGTTGTCCACTAGATCCGTTATGCAAAAAGTCAGGACAATAAGTGCAACGGTAATTACACTTATTTGATAACGCCCAACTGACTAAGAACCAATTTTCTTTGTCGGGATTTGCATAATTTATCTTCATTAGTTCATCGAGTTTTTTATAATCAGATCATGAACCCTATCATTTACTTTACAGGTTAATATTAATGCATATAGTCCATCACTGAAACTAAACACACTGTGATCTAATTGAAAGTTTACAAAGTAAAGGTAACCAGGATCTGGATACATTGGCTTTCCATCTAGCATATGAACAAAATTCTCTGGTTTACATTTTCCAAACACAAGAAGTAGACGCATCCATTCCGGTCCTACACCAGGAAAGTCTCTGTGTGGCGGAAAGAATCCACCTTGATCAACTCTTAATAAATGCACTCTGCCTATGTCTGGGGCAAAAGCGTCAACAAGTTTTGCAAGTTCGGGTATTTTATTATACACTTCTGTTGGAGTTGTAAAGTTTTCTTCTTTCATCTCAACGTCATGGTATTTTTGCATATAACCAAAACTATTCAAATGATAATTGTCCATTACATCGCCACTATGACTTGTAATAGGCAATCCCCAACGGTTATTATTGGCGTCTTTCTTTACATTGTACGGACACCAATTATCTTTGAACTGTTCTAACTGTGTTAAAACTTCGTGTTCATTGATTTTCCATTTAAGTTTTATGGTATTACCCATATTGCACAGGGTATTCCATATTAAAGCACGTTCAGTTTTCTCCATTATATATGTTCTCCTAATAATTTAAAGGTTTTTCTAAAATCTAAATCACGTTGCTTATCTGTGATTTCTAAGTATTCGACTAATGCAGGAACTTTGTTGCTCCAATCCTCCTGCATCATATATTTAACGAGCCCTTCCCATCTTGTTCTGCCCACAGGACTCCTGTCAAATTCTAAATTAAATTTTTGCCTATCAAGGAAACCGTCAATCCTTTGTTTTACTATTTGTTTTACTTCATTTGGCAACACTCTAACATTTAGATAACTTGGATAGTAAACTAAATGTGTTCCTATTATTCCTGCACCATATGGAGGACGGTTAATCTTTTTAAAATTTTGTTCCAATTTCCAATCAGCAAACTCCTGTATATATGGTATATTCAAAAGTTGTACCGCAGATGCTATGTTTATAATTACATTTGGTGATGTTTCGTCTAGCAACCTTAAATTAGTTTCTATTTCTTTCCATTTACTTGGATATCTAATATATTCATTTTTCTCACCATACGCATCAATGCTAAAATTAAACTTTATTTCTTTAAACTTTTCCCATAACTTAAACAGTTTTGGAGGCAGTCTTAATCCGTTACTGTTATATCTTATAATACAATTTTCAGCATGACCACTGTCTACCAAAAATTCTAAAATTTTATAATGCTCAGGAATCATCAAAGGTTCACCACCTGCAAAATAAAGTTCCTTTATATTTTTTACTTGGCTTTTCATTGTATCAATGAAACTTCCTTTTTGATACCAAGTGTAATCAAAACTAGGATCCCAACCTTGGTCTTCTCTTACCAGGTTATATTTAGGATATTGTATTTTCCATTCCTTAATCCAACTAGAACTATCATGCGGTGAACACATAATACATTTTAGTTGGCAAACATTACCTAAACGTAAATCGAAATATGGTATGTCTACTGGCAAACTTCCGTCATCTGCTGTTTTGCTTACTATTGAAGGTATGTCTAATCTTTCTGTCCAAACTTTTGTTTCCCATTGGCGTTTACTTACAATGCCATTTTGTTCTTCATTAAAGCATTTTCTACAACTTGCAGGAATAATACCTTCTAACATTTGTAATCTTGTTCTTCTCATGTGGTCACTGTTCCATACTTCTTCTATTGTATGGTCACGCAGATTCATATTGACTCCGTCTTTCTTGACTAGTCCTACTTCTTTATCATCTTCTAATCCCGCACCACTGGCATTTGCCGTGCAACACACTCTTACGTCACCGTTAGGGCGTGTTGCTAAATGTATCCAGGGTAATGGGCAAAATGTTTTACTCATCTTTCTCCAATACGTACTTTATGTTGCAGTAGCCACATATGGCTTCTCCATTTTTAAGTGTGTAATATACCTTAGGATGATCGTCATTTTCTCCTGTACAAGAAATATGTTCTTCTTTTACGTAGACAATTTTCATCTTTTCCTCCCACAAATTAAAAAACGTTTGTACTTAGGCAACTCAAGTTCTTCTTCCAAATCAACTTTTAATTTAGACTTACGTTTAAATTCGCCTAAGTCTTGCATACAATTAATATGCTCGTTATGATCTTTGAAATTATTACTTTGTAATACAATATACACGTCATCTGGTATATTTGATAACCACTTGTTATATTGTTCTTGTGTAATATGTTCGCAACTAGTATTAATTACCATGTAAGTATCTTTATTAGGTGTATGCGTACACATATCTTCAGTTACAGCAGTAAATCTTCCTTCCATCTCATAACGTTTGTTCATGGTTGTTGCTATCTCTTTACATTTAGGATCTATATCAACACTTGTAATATGTTTGATTCCTAAATTACTATTAAACAACATTGTTGATAAAACTCCATACCAACCGCCATAAATTACTATCTTGGCATTCTTCACGTTGCAATGATGCTCCACATGATCTACTAACCATGACTTGCTACGCAACTGTCCGCCCCAGAAACATTCTAGGACACGATCTCTGTCTTCACTGTTACGTATTGCGTCCGCCCAGAATTTAATATCGTCTATTTCAATTTTCATTCCATGCCTCCGGACATATACTTTTCATTGCATTTATTATTTCTAATGTTGTCCATGTTCCTGCCATTTCTTTTTCTAACTCGATAGACCTGTTATGTTCCTTTACAAATATTTCTAAATATTCTTCTTCGGTCATTTTTTTAACTTTCTAACAATCCAGGCTATCATTGCCATTATCGCTGTTATTAATGCTCCTATTCCTATTTCCATTTTTTTCTTAGTTTCTTAACAAGCAATGGTAGATAAACAAATACTGCAACTACACTCCAAAAGGTTGCTAATACTGTTGCGTACAACTTCCAATTACCAATGTCTATTGCTATACCTATTGAAACTCCACCTATCCATACATAATCTAATGTAGCATGAAAACGTTTCCAATTACTTCCATACTTGGCCATTAGTGCTTCTCTTTTACGTGCAAACCACGGGTGTACATGACGCATTATTACAAAGCCTTCATTTAACACCATTACCATAAATCCAATCCAAAATAACATCTTATATCCTTTCTATGAATTGTTCGTTTAATTTATCGAACGTGCCGCATTGGCGACTACATTCTTTTAGACCAGTTGTTGTCCAACAACTGCTAATCTTATTAAAAAACCCACTATCAAATATTTCTTTTAATGACTGCTTTTGTAAATTAGGAATAGTATTAACCTTTGTCATATAATCTATTCTACTTTGACTGTGTTGCGGAATCCAATCTAAATCTAACCAACAGCATGGTGAAATGTTTCCATTTGCACCTACATACATTTGATTGTCTTGTTTTGCTTTACAATTAATCCTAGGCAAAAATTCTTCTGCGGCTTCTTTTGCTGGCGCAATCATTTCTAAACTTTTCTGCGATGGCCGTAAAGTATGTGTAACATTGTATGAATCATCAATTACATCTAACTTACCATCTTTAAATCTTGTGGTGTGTTTTACACTGAATCCTTTGAATCCTAATTCTTCACTTAATTCTTTACATTTATCTACTTGATGTTCGTTGTGTTTGAATACCAACATATCCCACCTTGCATCTCCACCTCCATTAATAAATGCTTTTGCATTTTTAATAATTTTATTCCAATCAGTATTGATTCTATATAATGCGTGTGTATCTTCTAAACCATCTATGCCAAATACAATTTTCACTTTTAATTCCGCTAACTCTTTCCACCATTTTTCTGTACGGCCACTGCCGTTAGTGTGCATTTGCAAACTCATAGTAGTATTTACTTCACGCATATATCTAAATATTTTCATAGTGTCTTTAGCAATCATAGGATCACCTAAGTTACCACACATATACACATGATTTAATTGTTGTATGAAATCTAAAGGAAACCATTCTTTAAAAATGTCCAATGTAATTTCTTCTAGATATAAACTATCCAATAAAGGTCCACCTTGTATTCTTCGAGGACACATAGGGCATCTAGCCTGGCATTTCGAAGTTACTTCTAAGTGTATAGATTTTATATCCTGATAATTATACATTATTTTCCTTTGGTACCTTGCTATCTGCACTACTTACACAGGTTGGAGTAACGCACAGCATTGGTGCTTTAAACAGTTCAAATCCGTCGTCTAACGTGCCTAAGGGTTCATCATGGCAACTATATGCACGTTTTACTTCATTGCTTCTTATAATACAACTTTGATATCCGCTGTTACACATCCAACCTTTAAATTTATTAAATCCAAAAGCATTTAACCTTTCTGCCTGATCAATCCAATACTCTACTCCTTTAGCATCATATAACGCAACTTGATAGGCTCCTTGCACACTTTCGTTTTGTAATATTTCTTTTTGGGTTTCTGTATAACCACCCACGACAAAACTAGCAGTAGGATCAGACTGAGGCTTGAGTGTAACATGAAGGCCCCTATCACTAAATCGTTTACTTCGTTC